CAACAATAGTTGCTCCAACATCAATAGTCATTGAACCAATTTGAGATAACTTTAATACATGAACAGCACTATCATAGAATCCTGTATTGCCATCACCAAATGCTAATGTAGGAGTTGCCGCATCATTCGTGACTGTGCTTAATAAAAGAGCATTAGCACCAGTAACTTCAAGACTTACACCAGACCCAGTATTAGTGATTTTCATATCACCAGTCAATACTTCTGAATATGCGTATGAACCTCCGCCTTCTACAGTTATGTCTCCGCTGATAGTGAGGTCGCCATTTATAGTTCCACCTGAGGCTATACTGGCGGCTGTTGTTGTAATAAAAGCCATATAACCTCCTAAGCTAGAACAACTCTGGCTGTTGCATCAGAGCTTTCTTTTCTTTCCATTATTAAATATGTTGTATTGCCTAATCCCTTAGGTACTTTTAATGTATAAATTGTATCTCCACCCATTAAATATAAATCATTAGATGTGTTTACATCTGAATCTGTACCTGTGGTATTGAAAGTAAAATAAATATCTTTGTCTGTTAGTATATGTACTTGATGATATGAAGTACAATTAACTGCGACCCCATCTGAATCCACAGTTACTGCACTTTGTACTTGCCAGTCGCCAGCCGATTCTATATTTAAAGATTCGTACGACCTGAACTTCTTTATATCTGCCATTATGTTCCCCTTTGAAATACCTGCCATTGGGGGCGAGAACAGTCCCTATGCAGGTATACTATATTAAATTAGGCGGGACTATAGACCTTGTACCGCCTACCTTATCCCGTCTTTTCATTCCAAATTTCCTTGTAGCTTCAACCCATTTTTGATTATGATAATTCGCCATCTGCATAACTACCGCAGATTGATTAGGGTCTGGCGCATTACCTGCCTTATCCATATAAAGACAACGCTTTACAAAGTCAACCAATGGATGGTGCATAGAGTTGTCCACATCTGGAACATCTGCTATAGAACTAACATCGTTTGGTTCACCGCTGTAGAATAAAAGAACACCATCTGTAACAGCTTCCTGTATCGCCTTCCATTTCTTTCTGGATGACGTAGTGGTATCTCCGCTACTATCTACATCTGTTATAAGAGCGAACTTATCGCCCTCAACAAACCACATTGCGTGGTCTTCTGGATATTTAATATTACTTGCCATTATTCTGTATCCGGTGATATCAAAGCTGACTCGCTTGATACATCTGTTAACAATAGATTATCATTTGCCAGGCGAGGAATCTGTATATAGTCTCCATCGCTGTCCATTAGATAAACTTTAAAAATCTTATTCAACTCTAACTTGTAACTGCTTCCGCTTGAACTGTATGCTGAATCACTTAGGTCATACCACATCTGGTCTGCCACTGTTGTCATTTTAGCGTGAACCACCTTGTTGTCATATGAACCAAGCTCTACCAATGCGTCGTTAATGAGACTCATTATATAAGTCTCAGGCGCATCAGGAAAAACCTGACGCACCCGACTTATGATTTGCTTAACTGTAAGCGAATGTACTGCCATTAGGCAACATCTTCTATAATAGCCGCAACGGTACACCTAACAGATGTACTGCTATTCACACTAGCCGCCGCTCCAGCGGCTCTTGCTTGTCCTGATATAATAAAGACATTTGACATAACCGGGCCATTTACTCTTCCCATCCAAGCCTCATTAGCGGCTACTTCTATTTGGTCAGCCGTTCCATGAGCGGCTGTTCCACCATCTAAATTGAAGTAAACACTATTAGTAGTACTTGTATTGGAAGTATCACTTGTTCCTGTATTTTTAATGAATAGAAACCATACTTTATCTGCATCACAATCTGCAACAGAATCATCAGTAAAGGTACTTGCCGCACCAGCCGCTTCGTTCGGACCATTTGTCTGGTCTCCACTAGCACCAACTAAATCAGTAGCATTATCTGACGCTCCAAATAGTTCTTCACTACCATTTGTTACTATTACATTAGGTGCGTAAAACCAATTATCATCACCATCCTGCACAGTTAATGTTAAGTCGCCACCTAAAGAACCTTTGATATTATGATGTATAGCGTCAACCGCATCAGCATCAGAATCAGCGGCTATAGTTACTATTGGTGTAAAAGATACAGCTCCTTGTGCTCTATCTGCCATATTAAACTCCCATTAAGGTTTGTATACCACTCTTATAATCTGCACTCAACAACTGATGTTGTCCATGCAACCATTGATAATCTGTGGTATGTTTTTGGATTTTAGCACTATAGTTTTGAATTTTTGCTGAAGATTCAGCTTGATAAGTTTGTAATTCTACACCATACTTTGCTAATTTTTGTTGATATTCTTCTAAGTCAGCTTGAAGATTTAATTGATATTGCTGAACAGAAGAACCTACTTGAGCTTGATAAGAACTAAGCTCACTTGCATATTTTTGTAATAACTGAGCATCATCCTGAGATGCTAATTGAGCATCCTGTATAGAAATTTGTAATTGCGCCTGATACACAGTATTCTCTTTATTAAATTCATTTAATTCGCTCTGTATATCTGTACCATATTTTTGTATATCAGTCTGTCTCTCTTCAAGCCAGACTTTTAAATCACCTTCAAGATTATTTTGATATGATTGGACATCTTTACCAATCTGCATTTGATACGACTGTAACTCGTTAGAATATTTTTGTAGTTTAGCACTATACTCAGAAGAATCTTTTGTTTGTTGATTCTGAGATTCTTGTATTCTTTCCTGTAGTTCATTCTGGAACACAGTTTGCTCTTTATTGAATTCATTTAATTCATTTTGAATATCTGTATTATATTTTTGTATATCCGTCTGCCTTTCTTGATACCATACCTGTAAGTCGCCTTCGAGATTCTGTTGATATTCCTGTACCACCTTACTAACCTGCAACTGATATGATTGTAACTCAGCGGAATATTTTTGTAGTTTACTTCCATTGTCAGCTACAGCATCTTCAATCTGTTTAGCGGAATTCTCTAAATTCAATGCCTGAGCCTGAGACTTATTAAATTTATCCATCTCTGTGGATTGCTGTGCCTCTTGCCTATACTCCTGAGCCAGATTGTTTGCATTTGCCAGAGCAACTTGTAAATCATTACCAGCTTTTTGAGTTGCTTCCTGTAATTCTACTTGATATCTTGCATTTTCTTTATTAAACTCATTCAATTCATTTTGAATATCACTTGCATACTTTTGTAAATCTGTTTGACGTTCAGACTCCCATACTCTCAAATCTCCATCTAAATTTTGCTGATACTCCTGAACTTCTTTATTAATCTGAGCCTGGTATGATTGTAATTCGTTTGAGTATCTCTGTAATTTCGCACTATATTCAGACGAATCCTTAGTTTGCTGGTTGGTAGCTTCCTGTACCCTTTCCTGTAAATCGTTCTGAAAGACAGTTTGCTCCTTATTAAATTCATTTAATTCGTTTTGTATATCACTTGAATATTTTTGTATATCAGTTTGTCTTCCCTGATGCCACACCTGCAAATCACCTTCTAAATTTTGTTGATATTCTTGCACAGCTTTATTAACCTGCAATTGATATGACTGTAATTCATGTGAATATTTTTGTAACTTACTATTATTGTCTGCTATAATATCCTCAATCTGTTTAGCGGCATTTGCTAAATTTAAAGCTTGGTCTTGCTGTTTATTAAATTTTGATAACTCTGTCTTAACTCTGAATCTTTCTACCTCAACCTGTAAATCCTGATTATTCTTTTCTACAGCCTCTTTGAATTCTACTTGATATTTAGCATTTTCTTTATTAAATACATTAAGTTCATTCTGAATATCAGATTGGAATATTTGTATATTATCAGATTCTGTTTTAGCCCAAGCAGTATAAACAGTATTTAATTCAGTACTATACCTAGATAAATTTTGAGTGTATTGCTGTACTTCGTTATTTACCTTAGCCTGATAAGACTGTATCTCACTTGAATATTTTTGCAACTTACCATTATTATCGGCGATTAAATCTTCCATCTGCTTTGCCGCATTTGCAAGATTCAAAGCCTGTGTTTGCTGTTTATTAAATTTATCCATTTCCGTTGTCTGCTGTGCTTCTTGTCTATATTCTGCCGCTAAATTATTAGCATTTGCAACAGCTACCTGTAAATCATGATTTGCTTTGTTAAATTCAGCTTGGATATTCGCCTGATACTGTACATTCTCCTTATTGAATTCAGCTTGTTCGTTTTGTATATCTGAATTATACTCTGAAATCTGAGTTTGTATCTCCTGTATTTTCACAGATGCTAATTCAACATCCTCATTAGTATCCAAATGTGTATTAACTTGAGAAAAATCTGGAGAGATAACTGGCTTTGAAAATGTAGGTATATTACTATCTACGCTAGCCTTAATTGGACTAGAAGCAGTCGCAGTACTTACAGCGGTTGCGCCTGCATATCCACCAGACGCATTTGTATAAGAAACAGTATTAATGGACGGAACAGTTGGTTGTGATGTTGTAATAGATAAAGAACCTGGGTCACTGTCACCAAAATCCCCGAGTGTCCAATAGGAATTCCATCTTGTCTGAGATGTAATACTTGGCTTTATATACGATGGTGCACTGCTACTAACATCTACTTCAGATGGAACAACCATAGAATCTGCCGAAGCATCTTGATTACTAGCATCATCGTATGATACCGTAGTAAGACTAGGGACAGATGGAGGAACAACTCCTATTGTTAAATCTAATATTGTTGGAGCAGAACCCAATGATAGAGTCGGCTTTGAATATGTAGGTGCTGAAGCACTAACGCTAATAGCTCCAGTATCAAAACTTGGTGCAGATGGAACACTGGGTGGAACAACATTTATATTTAAATCTGATATGGTTGGGGGCGCTGATAAAACCATTGATGGCTTAGTATAAGCTGGGGCGTTTCCACTAACATCAGCTTCTGTAATAACAGATGCTGTAGCCGTACTTACAGCAGTTACACTTGCATCACCACCAAAAGCATTTATATAAGATATAGTAGAAATACTAGGAACTGCTGGCGGTACAACTCCTATTGTCAAATCTGATATAGTTGGGGCAGACGCTAAAGCTAAAGACGGCTTAGTATATGTAGGAGCTGAAGAACTTACTGATATAGCTCCAGTATCAAAACTGGGGTCAGAGGGAACGCTTGGAGGCACTGTTCCTATTGTTAAATCTGATATTGTTGGTGCAACTCCCATAGCTAATGTCGGCTTTGTATATGTAGGCACTGAAGTACTAAAAGTAACAGAATTACTTGACAGTGAAGGAGATGCTGGCACAGCATTAGAAATAGTTAAATTAGATATTGATGGTACAGCAGGAGCAACTGGTAAATCAGGTAATGTAACATCACTCGGTAAATCAGATGATTTGCTTCCTAACTTATTTTGCAAAGATTTCATTGACGCATACAATACAACCAGATATTCAACCTCATCTGGAAATGCCGATATAGCAGAATCACCATAAGCAACAGCGGGATACTGTACTTCCGAATAGGTAGCAGAGCCACCTGCTGGAAGAACATCAAGACTATTATTCTCTATATAGAATACCGGGTCTGTAACAGTTGCATAATTCATATCATCAGAATCACTGAACCTACCTTTGTTCATAGCATCAATCGCTCTGCATGGCTGTGTTATATCACCATCGCTTCTGAACACACGCAATACATTTCCAGTATTCAATGTGCTTGCCGAACCAGATGTGAAGGATACAGAAGATGCACATAGATTCAAAAGAGCAGGAGGCAATACATTGATTACCTCTTTCGCACCATCTGTCAGGAACTGAGTCAATTCAGTCTGCGTTGGTGCACTACTGCCATCTATTGAAAGACTTGTTAAACCTTCTACCTGCTCTTCAAATGTAGCCATTATGTACTCGCCACGAAAACTTCTACCTGACCACTGTTAGAGCCAGGGTCTACTATAATACTTTCTAAATCTGTTAATGCAGTTACAATAGTTGCTGAATCATCATCTGCGTGAGCACCCTCATCTGGAGCACCCATTAAAAAACTCCTGCCAGCCTCAAGTAAATGTGTCACTGATAAATCTGCGGCAGAATTATCCTCGCCTGAGTCTAGCTGTAATGAAATATTAACTGAGTTAGAACTATCTAAATTTGTAATACGAATGTATTTCACATTCTGTAAATCCAACGCACCATCCGCTGAAGCGGTAGTGGATTTGAAAACAAGAACAGTGGCATCATCATCTGAGGCTATTGTCACTATTCTTTTTAATATGTTTGCGATACTTGATATCTCAAATACTCTCTTGGAACCATAGTCCTGATTGTCAAGGATTATGTCCTCTTGTATCTTTACCTTTAATGTTCCAGCCATTACTTCTTCTTCCTTTTACGGGATTTCTTTTTCTTTTTAGGAGGTCGTCCTTTCTTACGCCCATATGTACCTTTACCGTATGGCATTTACTTTCTCCTTCCAGAAATTTTGTTGTTTAAGTTCTCTATTCTTAAGAATACTATTCATATGTGCCTCTACGTCAATACTTGAGAACTCTATATCACTTCTCCTACCAATCTCACTTGCCATGAACATATTAGTTGTAAATTTACTTTCAGACGTACGTTCACCACATGCTCTACAATAGAACCATCGTTCTTCATTTTTATGTTGACAATATTGACACTTCATAATTCTTTGGATTTCGGGAGCCGCCCTTTATCGACAGCTCCCACAGTTCCATACTGTTATCCTTATTTATTCGGATTAAGACGTAGTAACAGCGTCATCAATACCAGACATACACTCTGCTACCCATTCACCACCAAACCAAAGCATATTGATATAATCTCCCTTTTGGGCAGATGTACCAATAACGATGTTAGATACCTGAGTACCTGCTGTTGAATTAGAAGCATTTCCACCTGCGTCTTTCATAACCAGACTGACAATTGCACTGCCAGCGGCTAATGTAATTGCCGCAGTTGGAGTTTCCTCTTCAACGATGAATTTGTAGTTGATACCAGCTTCTCCATTTGAAGCTGTAGGAAGAGTTATACTATAAGCTCCTCCAGCAGAATCAAGAAAGAAAACTTTGCCGCTATCAGCGGCCGCTAGTGTTCTTGCTACTTTTATCCTTTCACACTTTTTCAATAAGCTGAAAGTTGAAGCACTGTTCTCGTTTAAATAATCAGCTCGCATATTATACTCCTTCTAAGTGTAAGAGGTAATGAGTTTCCGGTAAAGAAACTTCAAGACCAGCTTCAGTTAGAATCATATCTTTACGAAGGTCTTCGTCAGCAGACTGAACATTCGTAACAATATGCGTATCACGATTGACTCCATTACCAACAAGCGGTCTATATGCAACATGGTCTAAGTCGACCATCTGCAAGAACCCTGAGGCGAATCCACGGAACAACGGTTCTTTTACAAGAGCCATGCTACCATGAATAGTATCGACCATCATGATTTTATGACCGAACTTTCCGTCCTTCTCAGCCATGTTGTACCGCAAAGCAGTAACATCATTGACCGTTGTGGAGGTTCCAGCCATATAGGAACGATTCACAAAGAAATCAGCTCCAAGCTTGTTAAAAAATGTAATCACCGGCAAACTAGCCAAAGCTAACTTTGACTGTCCACCACCACGGGCTGGGTCATAAACGACCTCAAAATCAGAAAGCAACCTGTCATATGTCAGTTCGCTTGTAGCTGAACTTCTAAAATACGGAGCTCCAGCTGAATAAGACAGCGCACTGTCATCAACAACTGATGTTCCATTTTTAATTATATGTCCAGATATACCTTCCGTATAATTGATTCCGCTTTGACTGGCCCGTTGGCCAAAGAGCATTGCCCTTTCGATGTCAATCTTGTGTTCTCTTAGCTTCAGATTCCAAATCCGTTGCCATTCGTCTGCGTACCCACGATAGCGAGTTGCGCGTGTGGTGTTAGACATTTCAGCGGCTGTCTTAAAGATTTGGGTGTACCCATAATCATTATCCAGCTCTTCTGACCACACGTCTGGTGAGCCACTTCCTTCACCGTATGATGTTCCGATAACAGTACAATTAGCATTATCTGCTCCTGTTTCAGCACCATCAATGGCAGAAATAGTTCTGCCTGTAAAAGAAGAATCGCTCCCAGCGTCTGTAACTGCGCTTTCGACACGTACGATAATTGTCTCTGGTGAGCTACTTTCTGTGTAACCCACTGCAAAAACCATACCCTTAACAAGCCAATCAACACTCGCACCACCTGACGTATCCACTGTATAAGTCAGTGTACTACCAGCGGCAGGAATGCTATGTGACCCGTTCAATAAGAACGAGCGGTCTGTTATGGAAACCTTAGTTCTATCCTCTAAGAATCTGAACTGTGGGTCATCCGTTGGAACTTTTGCTACTTTAGACAAATAAACAAAGAATGGAGATTCATCTGGAGCCAAGTCTGCGACTCGGTCGCTAAAGTTAAAAAGTCGACGTGACGGGATAGTCGAATCAATGACTGCCCCTGGGTCGGCAAATTTAACCATACCAGCATTATATGTTGCCATACAAAACTCCTATTGTTATTGTGTTATAATATATCGCTTCTACTATTTGCGCTTATAACCCCATTCCAAATATCTTCCATCTCATCCCGCTTTGCAGGTTCTCCACCTTGCAATACTCCAGCGGTCTGAGGAACAGACTGAGCCCTTCTTGCCGCCTCTACATTTTCGCCGCCTTGGTTCTCAGGTAAATTTCTAAACCTTTTATAAACGTCGACCAGCATTTCTAGAGGCACATCCTGTCTAGGCTGTGTGGCAAATTGAATGAAGTCTTCAACCTGTCCTTGGTCATTGATACCATATTTAGAAGATAATTCTCCTTTGAGATTATTAACCGCAACTGTCTCTTGTATACCACGCATCTGTTCATTCACAGCTTCGCTGACAAGAGACCTTTGTTCATTGACTCTCATCTCGTAAGATGGAGAGCCAGGTTTATAGTAGGCTTCCCATGGGTCGAATGAGTTCTCATCGAGCTTTTGAGGCTCGGGTTGCTCATTCACACTTTTTTCACCACCCAAAGTTCTTTTCATCGCCTCAACAACATCAGGTCTTTCCTTAAGCATAACTCCAAGTTTTTCAAGCTTTTTAAGCTCTCCAACCTCGCCGTTAAGCTTATCGTAGTCTGCCGTCTTCTTGTCGTACATTGACTGAAACTTCTTAGATTCAGCTTCATGGTCGACCTCAGCAGTATCCATCTGCATATCATTAGGTTCTTGAAAAGGCTCTGGAGTTGCCTCCACTTGAGCGGTCTCTTCTTGTCTAAGGTTTTCTTCCATTATAAACTCCTCGATTTCTTTTGTTATAGCTTCACCACTTAGGATGTCTCAAAGCATAACCGATGTGCTTTTCCTCAAACGTCCTTTCGGACACCCTTCCTACTTTTGTGAGGTGACTTGTCTCGCCTTCTCTTCTTGAGCATCGACAACATTCTTCAGTTTGTCAAGGTTTACCTTGCTGTCATACTTAGTATCAGTAAGTATGTCCTTTAGCTCAGACTTGAATTTCTGTGTTTCGACCTGCTTACGAGAATGAACATTCTCACGTTGAGCAGTTTGCAAATCTCCACTTAAGTCCTTTAATTGCTTCTCTAACTGTTTAATGTATCCCTGCATTTGAGCCATCTGCCCTTTGCGTTTCAAGACACCTTCCTTGTCAAAAATCTCTGATTTCTTCAGGACTTCGACATCGTCTACCAAGCCAAGTTTGAACGCCTCAAGATACATCTGATATTCAGCTACCCTGTTTGACGGCAAAGTTGAGCCTGATACTATTCTCACGTCGTGCTGACCAATAGTGATGTCATTCTCTATTGACATCAGCTCACGTGTCTTATCATCATATAACCCACTATTGATAGTAAACTCAGTTAAATCATTATTAGGTTGCACGATTCTAAAAGTCTTTTGATAATTATAATGCCCTTTGGCTAAATTATATAAACATCTCCCCAATCTATTCAAACTTCCCTCAATGTCACGCAGTTTCGATTTACCTCTGGATTCTCCCATCTCTGACAGCATAGCAGTTCCACGAACAGTATCTGGAGCTTTTTCTTTAAAGCCCTGCATAAGCTCAGGTATACCAAAACTAAGGTCTATATAATGTTCCACTCTATCTATAAGAGCATAGAACTCTCCAGCTAATGATTGTGGGGCAGGGAAGTGTGGCTGACCAAATTCCGGGTTATAAGGTATGACTGCGTTTGGATTAGCCCAATCTTTTTCTAACTGCCCCAAATCATCAACACTACCCTCCGGAACGAGTAGTTTCAGGCCTGCGGAGGCCTGTGCATGTGAGAGAGTGAGAGAGAAAAGTTTATTCAGCAATCGCTGAGAATCTTTTACTTTCGAAACATCTGATTTAGGATATGGTGTATTAGTCCATATATTCGGCACTGGTACTATTGGAAATACATCTGTGTTCAATACATTCTCATACAGTAATATATCACCTACAGTACATGTAATCTTAATTCTTGTTTGAGGAACTTCGACTAGGTCTACCATTCCTGCTTCTACAGCTTGGGCATTCTGTTCTACGAACTGTACATACTTCTCCTCATCGAGGATAGATTCCTGCCCGTCCTGTTTATTAAATAAGCGATAAAAGGGAACTTTTATCTTAGTAAATCTTTCCAGCACACGATATCTATCAACCCTGCTAGCATCACGACTCACAACCTCATCTGGTGTGAATGACACAGAGGAGTTCTTCATCTGAGAGGATGGATAATCCTCTTCATATGTCATTGCTTCTATATCGTCCGACATTTCCTCAAGAGTAGGATATAGGTTCAATAGCTGGTCTTTTGTTAAAATAGTAGAGAGCATGAGACCAGAGGCATCATCAAAATATCTACTTCTCGATGCTGGGTCTACGTATACCCGGAATGGGTCTACATATGTAAACTTGACCTCGCCCCTGCCATAATCTGCCTCTGGGTCAATGTAGGCATAGAAATAACCAAGACCAGCAGTGGCATAATCATGCACCGCTTGCTTGAACTGAGTATCTCCATCAGAGATATCCCATATGTACTCTAATATAACACGCCATACAAGAGCGAGCCTGTTGTCAGAATCCTCACGTCCTATAGCGCTAAACTTTGGAGAGCGTGAGGTCAGGAGAGATTTTAATTTCTCTATTGCCGCATAGACCCTATCTATGACAAAGTCTGCCTGACCAACAGATTGTAATATTTGAGACTCATCAGTAGTGTAATGATTGCCGAGAAAAAAGTCTATAGAGTCTCTAGCCTCGGTATCCCAATCTACTCTACTATCTCTCCAAAGTCTCCAAAGTTGTTTATTGACCTCAGCAGGATTTTCCTCCTGCTTCTCAATATCCTTTATACTAGGAATAATATACCTCTATATATTTATAAATATCTAAGTAGATAATTTAATATAATAATAATGATTATGCAAGTCTTTTCTAAAAAAAATTATATTTTTTGACCAGTAATCCATGATATCACTGATTTACTGGTAAATTTCTTCTCTTTTTTCTCTATATAGTCATCAAATTCATCAGCTTCGAACTTTCTACTGATTGGTGGTCTAGCATGTATCACCGAATACCACAGCCCATCAAGAAGGTCATCGTTCTTCCCTTTAGGGAACTGGAACATCTCATCAACAAGGTCTTGATGCTTCCTCCTAATGAACATTCTCTTCCTGTTAACTATAGGAGCGAGCAATGATTCCAACCTATCCTCCTTCTTTATACCAGCTGGAGGTCTTACACCATGAGCTAGACCAGGCATCATCTTTCTATCAATTGCAGACAACTGATTAACAGCATCCTTGATTATACCCTGAGCACCTACATGTTCTACATTAGCACGTTTGATAGGCATATATTCCTTAGCATAGCTAAGTATCTCGGAAGGCATCTCATACAATGGAACCCTTTCCCTGAAGTAATCTATGACATATATGTTCTTCTCACTATCCATGCCTATAACCATGATGACCTGATAATCACTTCGCTCATTAGCCTCATATGCAAGGTCAACACCAATGTAAACATGTATAGGTATTGCATCCTTCTTATCAACTATGTACGCAAAGTTACCCTTTGATATGAACTGACCATCATAGTTAATAAGCCTATCCACCTTGAACTTAGCATTCTCTAGGTCTCTAGCTTCATTGAGGTATTCCTGTGCAAACTTGTGGGTCAACCCAACATCTTGGAATCTTCTTCTTATCTCTAAAAGTTTTTTCTCAGGGAAATATGACGGCCATAATACATTTCCATTACTTATGGCCTTATAATATATAACCTTCCATGCATATTCCCGCTCATCTCTTTTTGCTTCCTCGTGTCCATCATATATACCCTGAAGAAAAGAATCAAAGTGGACAATGGTTCCAATAAGCCATATAGAACCTTCATTGCCTTCTGAGTTCTCAAGAGCTGGCTCCACAGTAGACATGACCCATTCTTTAATCTCACGCCTTCTATCAGGGGTCTTGGTATTCAATTCCGATTCAAAGTCATCCAAGATGATATTGGTATACCTGAGACCAAGCTGTGAACGTCCACGCAACCTCTGACTGGTTCCCTTCGCTATTACCCTATCTCCCTTACTTGTGGTAAATTCCTTCTCTGTCCACTTCTCTCCCTTTAAATCACCAAAGTAATAGTTCAAAGCTGGATTTATGTCTATATGGTTCTGTATGTATTTGATATGGTCTATCGCCTGGGACTGCTCCTCAGCTACCCACGCTATGAATTCTTTCTTATCACTTGGATTGAAGTATAGTTTATGCATCAATGCCGCCTTGGCAAGCGTACTCTTACCATGACCACGAGGTAGTATGATACATATGCGGTTATCCTCACCGCCTAATAATATATTACTAAGTTCATACTGGTATAATGCCGGTGCGGACTTCATAAAGTCCTCAGGCATGAAGAGCTGACCAAAGGTTACTATATCCCTCCTAGCCATCTCCAAGACCTGTTCCTTCTCCTTCAGGTCTGAAGGTATTATATTAAATCCAGTATCCTTCTTGTCTTCTTGCTTAACCAATCCTGTTCCGGAACCTCCTCAAAAACATCATTAATCTCCATCAAAAGAGGGCCAGCTATGTATACCCATGCCTTGGTCTTTACATCTTCACCATTCTTATGGTATACGTCAATAGCCTTTCTTTTGTACAAACCTCGCTCAACGCCCTCATATATGTCATAACTGGCAAGGTCAGCATTATCTACATCAATAAGCTCTACAACAGCGCCTTTTCCATTGGTATCGCTTATAATGGTAGGGTAAGACCTATGACCAGGAAATACAAGACTTACATCCTTTATCCTGTATGTCTCCCTTTTTCCATCTCTTAGTGTCCCATATACTGCTAACTTACTCATGCTCTCTTATTGAACGCTTCCTATACCACAAATACTTTAGAATCTCCTCCTCGGCTTCATCACCTCTGACACCAGCAGTGGTTATCACCTGTTCAACTTCTCCGCTAATGGTTCTTATCTCATCTATATCGGCCCACGATGTACTACTCCAAAGGTCAGCAACCAAGGAATCAATCTGACAGAACAGAAATGAATGCATGAGAATGATGAATATACATCTCAAAACCTACTTTTCCTCTTCCCTACTTGCTTCTACAAGCTTCTTGGTGTCGCCGCCACCAATAGCAGACAACTGCTCCTGAGAGAAACCTTGAAAGACAGTAACAGATTCTGAGCGCTTCTCAGTGTCCTTCATACCAGCTATGGTCACAAGTTCCCTTAATAGGCTTACTTTGTCTCCATCCCTGCCATTAGGGTCTTCTATTATGTTCTTCATCTTATTAAGTATGTAAAGCGGTGTTATCTCCGCTTCATTCATTACCTTGTCTATTTCTTCTCTTATCAAACTACGAATCCTTCCAGTGTTCATCAATATCTTAGCCTGACCCTCTGCATACTTTCTATTCTCAGTAGGGTACACAGAAAGGAAAGCATCCACTATGTCATCTCCTTTTGCTACATATTTAGCAAATAGGAACTCACGCTTAGTAGGTTTCTTCCTATCACGCTTTATCTCGTACGCAGACTTATCATTAGCGCCAAATGAATACAGGTTCCTCCTTGGAGCCCCATCCATAACAACGCTATCCCTGCATACGAACGAACCTATCGGTGTCCTGATATAGTAATTATACACGCCCTCGACTGTGCCGTTTCTTAGTTCGCCACGGTGAAGGACAGTACAGACCTGTCCATCGTCAGTCTTTACCCAGCTACTCTTAGTGCCTTCCCTCCAATTGTCATATAATTCATCATCAGGGTGGTATTCTCTAAATTCATCTTCGCTCTCATATATGGGATGTTCCTTTCCCTTAACTTTTCGTGATATCATACCCAACTACACTAAAGCACATAGCTGTATCAATATTACCAATGGTAATACCGAAATACAGAAAACACGCTGTACATAATATAAGGCAAAATACCCTAGAATGCAACCTATATGTTGAAAAGATACTACGTAGGAACCACATTAGCATTACCATATTCTTCTATTTTCTTATGTAATAGCTCTAATATGTCAACATCTGCTATGTTATGCTCGAGCACATACTCCAAAGCATCCTTGTTGCCATACCTGGCATCACGCCAGACCCTTGGGTCCAGATTGGTCTTACCTTCTATGCCAAGGAACTGTGTAGCTGTTTTAAGGCTACTCCTTGTCAATTGCAGTTTAGAACGCACAAGATAGTATATATCCTTGTGAGATACCTCGCGGAACACAGGAAAAGGTAAATCGTGGTCTATAGCACGTGTTCGCATGAAAGGGATATCGAAACCAGTACCATAGTAGGTGAATATGAGGTCATACTCTTTTAATGCCTTTATAAGGCTTTTCATTATCCTATAGTCGTATTTGCCATTGAATACCTCGGATTTCCTTATAACATCACTCTTTACCTCATCCTTGTCCCTTGTCTTGATTGCCCATGACAACATTATGTCAACATTAGCCTTCAAGCCAGTGCTTTCAATATCCAGGTATCCAAGCCTGCTTTCATGCCCAGTTACATACCGCTTGGGTTTTCTAAGCCCTAACGACTCTATTTTCCTAGATACTGCCTTATATGTCCTATCATACCCAGATAACCGCAATAAATGGAATAATTGGTAAGCGCTCTTCGATGTGTTGGAATATTGCTCAAGCATTGCAACTTCCTGCTCAGACCAAGGACTTCTTGATTTTCTACTAGATTTTGACATTTTTTATGAACCTTCCCAGTTTATGCGACATTCTTATGCAGAACATGCATATGTTAAGAAAAACAGCCTCAATCAAATAGAAAAGGGCCCACGCTATGTTACGCATCACTTTCCCCATTTACCATTCGCAACTATCTGCGCCATGATACCATAAACAGATAAATCCCTAAAAGAGTCCGTAATCGGCTCATTCTGAGGTTTTTTACCTTTACGCGCAACCATGTTCACTAGTCTGTTGATTTTGTCGTTCATGCGTACAATAAGCCCCGTTAAAGCCAATTGTACATCATCATCACTGTCCAACATAGTGCCCATAGCTATATTACCCGTTCCATAGTCATATTGCTTACTGCAAAACAATTCATACTGAGCCTTCTGAATATCGGTGAATTCAGATGTCATCTCAGGCCATTCTCTTTCAATAAGCTTAACAATCGAGGCTTTTGTCATTTTTTCCTCTTCGAATGATATCTTAGCCATTCTTTACTTTTTTCCATACGTATTCGCCAATACCAAGCTGTAACATGCCATTAGCCAATGCATCAATGGTCCTCTCATCATGGTCACACCCTGTATTGGTAAGTATGACATGAATGACCTCATGAAGCAATGTCTCCACTTTTCTGGTGTGTTTCATCTCTTTATCAATGTTTATGGTACAATCCTTCACATTATGCACTCCTAACAGCAATTTGCCATCTTCACGCACTGTTTCAGGAACTTCATTGATAACGTAGTTATGTCCTCCAATATTAAGTTTCATCTTCTCTCTCCCTTATTTTGCCCCATGCAGGGACGGTTTCTGGTATTACACCTGCTTTTACAGGTCTTTCCTTCTTCTTAGCGAAGTCTATTATCTTTATTGCGTTACGCACCTGTTTCCTAAATTCTCTTTCTTTTGCCTTTTTCTTCATGAGAAATGCTCGCAATAACTATATTCTCGAAATAATCGCATCCCGTGTCCGCAACACAGTCCTTTCCTTCTAATTTGCTGTCCACCCATGTTATAAGCCTTCCATCCTTTCGTGTCAACATCACGCCCTGGCACTTGCCAACCCACCAATTTGCACAATAATCTTTCGCAATTGTTGATTTACTACTCATATTCGCATACAGAAGTTACGAATGAATCATATGTCAATACAAATACTTTTTTTCATAGTATTAAAAAAAACTACTTGCATAATAGCAGGTTTTGTTTGTAAATTACAGGGCCCCGAAGGGGTGAGTTTATTATAAATATATTAAATATATTAAATATATTAAATTTATTAAAAAGAAAATATAATACTAGCGTATTATAGAAAAGAAAAAGAAAATACTTGCATGATAATGCGGTTTATGTGTAATTTCAAACATGCAAAAGGGAGAAAAAATGGCAAAAACACCTAAAATCGGTAAAAAACTGATAAAAATATATAATTTCCTAAATAATCTTGGCCATATGAAGTATATGGACGTTCATAAAGCAAAAAGGTTGGCAAAAGAGATTGAAACATACATTCAGTAATGTATACCATTGTAAGACAATCTGGTGAAAAGAGGTGGTATCGCACTTCTGGTGGAGCCTGGTTCACTAATAAGGATAGTTTTTACAGACCTAGGCTGTATGATGACAAAATAGACGCAGAAATAGCAAAGAATTGGATAGAAATGAGAGAAAGAAGAAATAATATAAAAATCATAAAAGCAAAGAAAAGAAGAACAAAAGCGCAATATTGAACAATATGGACAGATGGCTTAATAAAGTGCAAGTGCCTTCCAGTTTAAACAATTGAAGCACAAGAGAACATAAAAGTAACATGGGGCTTGATAACGTAGCATCGTTCTTACTGTCCATTTTTAATCTATTACACACCCTAAATTTTAAAAAATAGGCTTAGATTGCGTGTGCCTCTCTTCTCGCGAAATGGGGGCGGGGCTATCCTCGGTTGAGAATTGTAATTTAGGTTGAGATTCCTTATTGAGACTGAGTCTCATTATCAATAGTGACTGTCACTCTCTCTAATGTTTCACGTGAAACAATCCCACATAGAGACAATCACCCCGTCTATATAAACTCTCGAGACTGTGCAAACATAGACAATAGCTAAACTCCTGGAACCTGGTAGAAATTAAATAAAAATAAAGCTTGACACGTGTACTATTTATAGAGTATATTGCATCCATGCACGGGGCGAGAAAATCAAAACTTGATACGAGACAAAAGATGGACACTCGACCCACACTTGGAGAGATAAAATGAAGACAAACAAAAACGGACAAAAAGCAGTAGATAGACTGGTTTACAGGACTATGGAAGATTCTGGAATAAATATGGACTCATTCTATATTGAAGGTCAGAGAGGCGGATTAGTGAAAGAGTACATGGAATCTAACCCAGATTGCCCACTCTCACTATTCGTAGAAAGTCAGCATGGACAAACTCAGTGGACTCATATGAGGGATGACGGTTCGGTATTTAATATCAGAATAAACGGGGCTAACGAGAAATAAAAGGGAGACACGCTACAAGAGGAGTTTGGAACTTGGGAGAGTTCGATTCTCTCCCTCCTCTCTAACTCACTCATAAATAAACATAGAGGATAAAATGAAAAGAGAAAAAGTAGAATCTATTAAAAAGGATATAAG